TGGAAAGGATTTCTTAAAAGATGGTCACAGGGTGAAGGTAATATAAGTGGAATATTAGAATCCATCGGATACGATGGTGTAGTAGTTTACACAAAGCATCATCTTTCACATTTAGCATTTTCTTATTACACATCACCATTTGATTCTGCGATTGGTGTTTCCGTTGATGGGGTTGGTGAAGAAGAAACCATATTAGCAACACTTTGTAGAGATGGTAAATTTCAAGAACTTACAAGAGTAACATTTCCAAATTCATTGGGATTAGTTTATTCCGCATTTACTGCTTATTTGGGATTCAAACCAAATGAAGGTGAGTATAAAGTTATGGGATTGGCACCATATGGTGATGCATCAAAATATGAAGATATTTTCGAAAAAATAGAAAAGTATGATAGATTGGGAGAATTATTACAAATAAATCAAAAATACTTTACATACGAAAAATCCGAAAACGATATGTTCAATCAAAACTTAATAAAGTTGATTGGATTTTTACCTCGTTTTAAAGATGAACCAATTGAGCAACATCATAAAGATTTGGCCGCAGCGTTACAAAGATGGTATGAAAAGATATTTTATTTTATATTGAATAGAGTTAATAGTAATTGGAGTAGTCCTAATTTGGTATTGGGTGGTGGATGTGCGTATAACGGAACTGCCAATGGTAAAATAAAACACCATACTAATTTTAAAAATGTTTGGATTCCATTTGCACCATCAGATGCAGGCTCTGCAATTGGTGCATGTTTATGGCATTGGCATATCACATTGGGAAACCCTAAAGTAAAAGGTGGTGATAATCAATCACCATATTTGGGGCCGGAGTGGAGTGATGATGAATTATTTGATATTATTACTAAAACTAACAATGAAGTACGAATTCAGTTTATAGGTGATGATGATGAGTTGTGTAAAGTGGTAGCAAATCTAATAAAAGGTGGTAGTATTGTTGGGTGGTTTCAAAGTAGAACGGAATTTGGTGCAAGAGCATTGGGTAATCGTTCTATATTGGGTAATCCACATCTTCCAGATATTAGAGATAGAATTAATAAGGTTGTCAAAAAGAGAGAAATGTTTAGACCCTTTGCTCCATCGGTAACACATGAGGATTATCAAAAATACTTTAAATCGGAAGAGGATGTACCATATATGAATCAAGTCGTTCAAGTTATTTCCGAAATACGGATTCCATCCGTAACTCATGTTGATAATTCAGCAAGAATACAGACGGTAAAAAGAGAACAAAACCCACTCTATTATAATTTATTAAAGGAATTTGAAAAGATAACAGGAACACCTATTTTATTAAATACATCGTTTAATTTAAAAGACCACACAATGACCAACGATCCAGAAAAAGCAATTTGGACATTTTTAAATTGTGATATGGATTATTTGGTATTGGGTAATTATTTGATAAGTAAATAATTATTAGTATATAAAAACTAATTATGGCAGCAGAGTTTCAATTATTTGATGGTAAGAATCTATCATCATTATTTAAAGATATATACGAAAACCAATTAAACAAAAAGAAAAATATTTCTGATTTGATTGAATCATTAAGGAAATTAATTAAAAATGTTGGTGAGGCAACTGTTATTGCTCCAATCATAAAAGACTTAATAGAAGTATCGGTTAAAAACGATGATCATCTAATTAAACTTGCAACTATTGCACAAAGACTTGCAGCTGCAGAAGCGAAGGGAATTGGTGAAGATGGTTGGTTAAGTGAAAATGAAAAGGCACAATTACTTCAAGATATGGAAGATACCATTAATGCCGTTGAAGAAAAAACAAAAGAAAAAATGGTTGATTTGGAAATAGAAATTGAAGAAATAAAAACGAAAGTACAATAATGGAAGCATTTTTAGCAACTGTTAAAAAGGTATATCTATCGGAAGATGATTTCAAAGAATTAGATACTCAAAATGATTTTGTTAAATATTATAACAATAATAAAAACTTTTTGGGCAAAGATAGCCGCTTTTTGGGTGCAATCGAATTTGCAAGAGATAATTCGTATAAATTAGAAAATTACGCATTTCCGTTTGATAAAAATAATATGACGTTTCCAATAGTTGGTGAAACCGTTTTTATTATAATAAACAATAGAGAATATTTTTGGATGCCATTTTCTAATAATCAATATCCAAATTATAGAGAAGATTATAAAATATCCGAAGCTTCAAAAGATAAAGAATTAGAAAATTTGGATAATACTTCCAAAAACCAACAATATAAAGAAAATAAATCAACCGGCACACCAAATACTAAACCAAACTTAACAGAATCAAAAAAGAAAAGTTATGAGGTAAAGGAAAAGGTAAAATATTTAAAACCAAAAGAAGGTGATACAATTATAAGTGGTAGAGTTGGTAATACTATTAGATTTTCCGAATTCTTTTTGTCAGCAGATAACAAAACATCATCTCCATCTATATTCATCCGCAATAAACAAAATCCAGAATTTGACAATAAAAAAATTGGAGAATTAGTAGAAGAGGATATAAATAAAGATGGTACATCGGTATACATAACATCTGGTAAGGTAAAAATACCTTTCAAAGAAACTATAAAAAAACAAAAAGTAGGATTTAAAAATTATCCTAATTCAAAAGATTTAGATGGAGATCAGTTATTTATTAATTCTGATAGAGTATTACTATCGGCAAAAGCATATGAGTTTATTATATATGGAAAAACCAATACAGGAATTATAACCGATGGTAATTTTTCAGTAGATGCGGAGAAGGAAGTATACATACATTCAAATAATAAAATAACAATTCATTCTGCAGGCAATAATCAAATATTTTTAAATTCCGAAAACGGTAAAGTATATTTAGGAAAAAATAAAGGTGAAGGAAACGACGGTGCAGATGTACAAAAGATGGTATTGGGTGGTGAATTGGTAGCAATTATGAAAGAGTTAATCGATGCTATAAACCAACAACAATATCTGACACCATCTGGACCATCTGCAACAGGACCTGTAAATAGAGCAACCTTTACATCGATTAAAAATAAGTTAAACAAACTCTTATCGAGTACAAACTTTTTATCAAAGTAATGTCATGGACAACATTTAAATCGACTTTACTACCCGCCATGCAATCAAATTTGTTTGGGAATAATATAAATGGATTTGCAAAAGCATTTACAACCGCATATGATATTGCAATAAAATCTGGAAAGGAAACAATAAATCCAATTCCTCTATTAAAAGGTAACCCGGCTGCGATGGAAGCTCAATTAATATCTTTTTTAACGCAAACACAAATGTCTAAATCACTTACACTATTGGATGTTATAGGACCTGCGATAATATCATATTGGGCAGGTGGAACTATGGCACCAATACCACCATTGATTCCGGCACCCGGAGCAATAGCAAATATTGTATTAACACAGGGTACGGTATTGAATCCGGGAACTTGGAGTCCAATACCTGTTCCCCCAAATAATGATTCATCTGTTTTTTTGAATGCGTTCATTACGGCTGCAAAAATTCATTTATCAACGGTTAGTGGATTGTACGTTGTATTAGCACAGTATCCACCACCAGCACCACCTGCACCAGGAGTTTTACCATGGTCTGGGTATGTTGTACCTGATTAAATTTTATCTTTTTATATTTATTAAAAACAATTATTATGGATTCGAAATTATTGGTCGGATTAATCAAAGAAGTTGTCAAAAACGAAGTTAAACAACAAGTCAAAGAAGAATTGGCAAAATTGATTAAATCCGGTGCGGTTACATTAAACAAAGAAAGAAAGCAACCATCATTAATGGAAATGACGGAAGTAAACAGTACTGCTCCCGTAAGAAAGCAAACGGTAACACCAACACAAAACAGACCAGCAAAGGAGTATACAAAAAATCCAATGTTGAATGAGGTATTGAATATGACTCAACCATTTTCCGCTGCAGAACGTGTGGAAGGTGGACAGTCAGGAGGAAGTGTATTGGATATGTTACAACCACAAAAAAGTATGGAAGAAGATTGGGAAACAATGGATTACAGAAACGTACAAAGTGTTCAATCAACAGGAGATGATTTGCAAGATGCTACTATAAAAGCATTGACGAGAGATTATTCTGAATTAGTAAAGAGATTTAAATAATGGCAATAGAGTTAGGTAAAGTAAATGTAAATGATTTAACTGAAAATAGTTATAAAAAAATTGGTATCGGTATTAATATTAATCCCGAAACTGATGGTATATTTGCTACTAACTATACTACATTATCTCAAGCAAAAAATAATATTAAAAATTTATTATTAACACAAAAAGGTGAAAGGTTAATGCAACCTGATTTTGGATGTGATATTTGGAAGGTTATATTCGAACAATCGGTTGATGGAGATATAGATTTTTTAATAGAAAATTCAATAGTAGAGGCCGTTAATATTTGGTTACCATATTTGAGCATAAATCAAATCATCATAGATAGTGATGATGAACAAAAGGATAATAATAGGATAGGTTTAGAAATTAATTTTTCTTTAACATCTAATCCAAATTTAAGAGACTCTGTAAAAATTGTATTAAATAACTAATAATGGCTATAAAAAGTGTAAAAAAATCTTGGGGTACAAATAAAGACATAAACTATGTCGGTAAGGATTTTGAATCATTAAAACAAAATTTAATAGATTACACAAAAACTTACTTCCCAAATACCTACTCCGATTTTAATGAGGCGTCGCCTGGTATGGTCTTTATAGAGCAGGCTGCGGCAATTGGTGATGTTTTATCTTTTTATCAAGATACTCAATTAAAAGAATCAATGCTTGCATATGCAACGGAGAGAAAAAATGTTATGGCATTGGCACAGGCGATGGGATATAAACCAAAGGTAACAACACCGGCGGTTACAACATTAACCGTTTATCAATTGGTTCCATCAAAGGGGTCACCTAACTATGAACCGGACGAAAATTATTATTTAAAAATAAGTGAAGGACTTCAGGTTGCATCTACTACTAATTCAAATGTAATATTTAGAACCACAGATGTTGTTGATTTTGCAAGCGAAACCGATAGGGAAATATCGGTGCACGAAAGAAACACTACAACCGGAGAACCAACATTCTATTTAATAACAAAAAAAGTAAAAGCAATTTCAGCAAATGAAGTTTCTACAACCATTTTTGTGCCGGCCGGCAATTTAGATTATCCAACCGTAAACATTAATGATACCAATATCATAGAAATAACATCTATAACGGATGAAAATAATAACAAATATTATGAAGTACCATATTTGGCACAAGAAAGTGTTTTTGTAGAAAAACCAAATACGGATATTAATAGTAATTCATCACAATATTCGAATACCGTTCCGTATATATTGGAATTACAAAAAGCACCAAGAAGATTTTGTGTTTTAATAAATTCAGATAATACTACTACTATACAATTTGGTAGCGGTGATGTGAATATGAGTGATGAAATAATATTACCAAATTCTAAAAATTTAGGGTTAGGACTTGCAAATTCTATAAAAAGAGTAAATCAGGGAATTGACCCATCTAATTTTTTAAAAACAAACACATTTGGTATAGCGCCGGCCGGGAGAACGTTAACCGTAAAATATTTGGTAGGTGGTGGAGTGGAATCTAATGTAAATCAGGGAGATTTGACAACCATAAATAGAATAGAATTTGATGAAGATTTGTTATCAATACCAGATGTAAATCTACCATTATATGAGAGTATGAAAAATTCTATTGCAGTAGAAAATGAGGAATCTGCAACCGGTGGTAGGGGTTCGGAATCCATTGAAGAAATAAGGCAAAACGGTTTAGCAACATTCGGTTCACAAAACAGAGCAGTAACTAGGGAGGATTATGTGGTTAGAGCATTATCTATGCCAGAGAGATACGGAAGTGTTGCAAAAGTATATGTAAGTCCGGATGGGGAAATAGATAATAATTCTCCTGCATCTATATTAGCATCACCAAAAAATATAGCAGAATTTGTTGGTGTGGTTGAAGGATTGAAAGATAAAAATAGACAGGATATTCAAAAAGAATTAGTTAAATATTTAACACAAAAGAAAACATCTATATCAGAAGTAAACAACCCGTTTGCAATTAATATGTATGTTTTAGGGTTTGATGCAAATAAAAAATTGACAAACCTTAATCAGGCGGTTAAAGAAAATTTAAAAACATATATAGGTGAATATAGAATGGTAACCGATGCCGTCAATATAATAGATGGTTTTATAGT